CGGGCGACGGGGTCAGGCATCGGCGAGCACCACGATCCAGGAAGTGCCCTCGTCGTCGGGCCGTGCCTCGCCGACTGCGTGGGTGGTGCCGGCAATGGTCAGCGTGGCGCCGCGCAGCGGGCGGGTGGCGATGTCGGCTTGCAGCAGGTGGGCGGTGAGGATGGGCGAGGAGGCGCGCGGCCGGCCGCTGAACGGCTCGTTGACGTGCTCTGCGGCGGCGGTGACGACGCGCAGCGGCACGTCGGTGGTGGTGCCGTAGGCGCGGTATATGGCCGGCACCGACAGGTTGCGGTCGTTGCAGAGCGTGGCCATGGCGCGGGCGAAGGCGGTCATGACGTGGCGCCCCAGAGCGAGCGCGCCGTCGTGTCGCCGATGACTGACTCCTGGCAGTGATGCTTGCCGAGGACGCCGAGCTGGCGGCACAGCCAGGAGGCGTATCCGTAGCCCGACTGGCGGTCGTATTCGGCCTCCTGGCTGATGGTGAGCAGGCCGCTGCGGCCCAGGACCGCCGCGGCGAGGCGGTCGAGCGACAGCGTCAGGTTGCGGCGGTATTGGCGCGCCCGGGTCACGGCGACACGCGCGTGAGGTCGAGGATTTGCACCCGGCGGGGCTCGGTGATGAGGCCGAGGGCGACCAGGCCGGCCATGCCGGCGACGGTGGCCGGGTCGGTGACGTCGACTTCCTGCGAGGCGGCCAGCAGCATCGTGACGTCGCCGGCGGCGGACGAGGCCCGCACCGCGGCCCGTTCCACGGCCGTGAACCGGCGCAGGAATTGCAGCGTCGAGAGGGTGGTGGATTGCTCGGGCTGCACCGGCGTCCACAGCGCGCGGCCGTCATCCGGGGCGGTGTGCAGGCCGGGGCCGGGCGCGAAGGCCGGATCGGCGACGACGCGGTTCAGCGCGTGGCCGGAGCCGTCGAGCACGAGATAGGTTCCGGCGCTGGCGACCGAAACGAAGATCAGCGCGAGGGCCACGAAGAATGACGGCATCAGAAGACCTCCAGGTAGACGGCGCCCGGCGCCGATGTGCCGCCCGAGCCGGCCATGTTGCCGGTGAGCGTTGCGCCGCCGCCGCCGCCCGAGACGCCGAAGCCTGCCGCCGCCCCGCCGTTGCCGCCCGCGCTGGCGGTGCAGCTGGCGCCGCCGCCGCCGGCCTGGCCGGTCAGTTCGGTGCCGGTGCCGATACCGGCCATCGAGCCTGCCGCGCCGTGCTGGGACGTGCCGGTGCAGGTGGCGAGTCCGCCGGCCGCCTGCGCCTGCGAGAGCGGCGCCGTCCGGCCGCTCGCGCCACCGGCAAGGGCCACAGGCGTAGCGGCTAGGCCGGACCCAGAGCCACCGCTCATCGGCCCTAACCCGGTTCCTGTCGCCGCCCCAGCGGCGCCCGACGTTGTTCCGGAGCCGCCAGCCCCATGCCAGGGCAACGTGCCCGTATTGCCGCCGTTGACGCCGCCGGACAGACCGCCCAGCCCAACCGACGCTCCAGACGCCGCCGTGCCGAACGCCATCAAGCCAGCCGATCCGCCGCCGGCGCTGTTGCCGCCCTGCTGGCCGTTGCTGCCGGCGCCGCCGCCGAAGGCGATCCGGGTGGATGCGTTGACGGTCAACGTCGTGTTGCCGCCGGACGCCGGTGCGCTGCCGGTGCTGCCGTTGGTTGTGCCGGAAGCGGTGCAGGAGGCGCCGCCGGCGGCCACCACGATGGCGATCGTCGCGCCGGGGGTGACGGCGGACAGGAACTCGCCGTCGATGCGCGTGGCGGCGCCGCCGGTGCCGCCACCGGAAGAGGCCGTGCCGCTGGCCGTGACGACGCCGCAGCCCGAGCCGCCGGCGCCGCCGATCGCCTTGTAGCGGATGACCGACCAGCCGGACGGGAGGGGGATGGTCTGCGAGGTGGTGACCAGGAGGATTTTGGGGGTCACGCCGGGGATCGGGCCTGGCTGCGCCCAGGCCGGCGCGGCGAGCGCCAGCGTGAGGGCGGAGGCGAGGAGCGCGCGGCGCATCAGCGGTAACCCCGGCCGGTGAACTGGTGCGCGCTGGCGGTGCTGTTGACGGTGACGGCCGCGGCGGTGGCGGGCAGCACGTAGGTCTGGCCCGCGACGATGCATGTGGTGCCGCCGCCGTCGGAGGTCGCCGCGGTGCCGACTTCGCTGATGCAGAGCGGCGCCGGCGCGCCGACCGGGTTGGCCAGCCAGCCGCCGCGGACGATGTGCCCGGCGGTGAGCGCGGTGACCGCGGTGCCGCCGGTGGCGACGACCGAGACGTCGAGGCTGGCGACGGTGAGCTCGCCGGCGGTGACGCGCAGCGCGCCCGTCGTGGTAACGCTCAGGTAGCCGGCGGAGCCTTCGGTGCGGGTGGGCGTTGTGTCGGTGGCCGCCGCGCGCGGGCAGGCCGGATTTCCATAAACCTCGCACGCCGCGACACCGGCGGCGTCGTCGGCGAGCGCCGGCGCCGACATGAGCGCGAGCGAGAGCAGGGACGCGAGAACACGCATCAAATGTCTCCGGAGAGTCGCGGGAGAATGTGCGGGGCAGGCGCAGCGCCGCCGCCGCCTGGCCTCTCCCGCGTGTGGGAGAGGCCGCCTGGTCAGGCCGGAAGCCGTTACGCCTGCAGCGTCACCAGGGCGGCGTGCTGCCAGTAGCCGTAGCCGACGTTGCAGATGCGCGAGACGCCGTAGTGGTGCTCGCGCAGGCTGAATTCGAGCTCGGAGCCTTCCGCCACGGCATCGACCTTGGTGCCTTCCTCTTCCTGGAAGATGAAGGGCTTGACCCGACCGTCGGTGCGGAACACCGCGAGCTTCGTGGTCCAGGTCAGGCGCGGGTTGACCGCCGGCACGACCTTGAAGCCGATGTTGCCGCGCGCCAGCGGATTGTCTTCCGTGGACGAGAGCGTGGCCGAGGTCAGCGCCGTGACGGTGGCCCCGACAAACGGCGTCGGCACCATCACGGTGAATTCGGCGGCGGTCTCGTTCATTGGCTCGCCCTGGTCATCCTTGAAGCCGAGGATGGCCGACACGGCGGAGATCACCGCGCGCTGGATGGTCAGCGGCGTCGGCGCCGTGGCGGTGCCGCCGGTTCCGTTGTCGCTGATGTCATAGGCCAGCTTGTTGCTCTGCGTGCCGGAGCTGCCTTCGGCGTGGTCGGTGTCGAAGAAATACTCGCCGTCGTAGCAGGCGGTGCTCTCGCCGGCGATGATCAGGTCGGACAGCAGCCGCGTCGGGTGCAGGGCGGCGCGCACGGCCAGCTCGTCGACGCGGGCCATGATCTGGCCCGTCTTGTCACGGCGCAGATCGTCGACCGAGATCTTCAGCGTGCTTTCGAAGACCTTGTTGGTGATGGTCAGGCCGTTGGCGCGGAACCCCTTCGCGTTGCGCCCGCCGACCCACTCGCGCAGCGCGGGGGTCATGCCGAGCCACTTGTAGGTCTCGCTCTCCTGGTTGCTTTCGACCGTGAGCGCGGTGCCGCCGACCCACGACGGCAACGCGGTGGCGGCGAGCGTCTGGTAGAATTGCCCGATGATGGCCCGCGAACCGAGGGCCGACGTGACGGAAGACATGCAGGATGCTCCTGGAATGGAGGGTCAGCCGGCCGGCGGCGCGGACTGTGACGAAGGGACGGCTGGCGGTCAGGAAATCTGCGCGGCCAGGGCGTTGACCTTGGCGGCAAGGCTGGCGATGGCGTTGCGGACTTCGGCCTGCGTGTAGGTCGCGCCGATCGCCGCGATGGTGGCCGAGGCGGTGCCGCCGCTGCTGTCGGTGAGGCCTGCGACGGTGCCGGCGCCCGCCGACTTCGCGTCGAATGCCACCACCGCCGTGTTGGTGGCGGCGACGCGGATGACGCGGCCGATGTGGCTGTTGCTGGTCGCCGTCAGCGTGAAGGTGTTGCCATCCGACGCGTAGACCGGCGCGCCGATATCGGTGACGGCAACGCTTGCGACGGTGAGCAGGACCTTGCCCTCCTGGCGCACGCGCACGAGGGTTCCGCCGTCGGCCGCGGTGCCGGTGTTGCCGGCCACGGCGAAGCCGGCGAACGCATCGCCGGCGACGAGCTGGCGGGCGTAGCCGGAGGTCATGCCGACGGCGCTGCCCTCGAAGATGGCGGCGGACGCCTTGATACCGAGGTCGGCGAATTCGCCGATCTCGAAGGTGCGGGCGAGATGGTCGGTGAGCTGGGCCATGTCGTCGTGAGGCTCCTGGTAAGGGGGGATCGAGGCGGCGGGGTGCCGTTACTTCTTCAGCACGCGGACGCGGCCGGACGCCTCGGCGGCGCAGAAGGCCTGATACCGGGCGAGCGTGCCGAATTCGGAACGGACGCCGGCATTGGCGGCCCACTCGGCCTCGGCGCGCTCGGCAGGTGGCAGGGTGGAGATGTCCTGCGCACCGCCGCCGCCGGCCACCGGGGTCGGCAGGCTGGCGCGGAAGGCGTCGGTCTGGGCGGTCTGGCGGGCGGTGGCGACTGCCATGGCGGAGGCCGCCTGCGCCTGGGCGAAAGTCTCGGGCGACCAGCCCTGTGCGATGGCGAGGCCGGCGAGTGCGGCGAACTCGGGGCCGGCGGCGGCCTGGATCGCGGCGGCGCGGGTGCGCTCGGCGGCGACCGGGTCGGCTACGGGAGGCGCAGGCGGCGCCGGCGGCGGCGCGGGCGCCACGTCCTCGGCCACTGGCGTGTCGGTGTCTGCCGAGGCGGTGGCGATGGGTTGCTGGACGGGATCGGCCATGATTGGCGGCTCCTGCTGTGCGCGGTGCGCTGTGGGACGAACCGGCGAGGCGCCGGCGGTGAGTCGGGCGAGGGTTTCCTCGAAACCGCCGATGCGGTCTGCGAGGCCTGCGGCGACGGCGTCGGCGCCGACCACCAGGCCGCCGTCGTTGGTGGCGGCGAGCAAGGCGGCGACCGTCATGCCGCGGCTGGCGGCGACATCGCCGAGGAACTCATCGGCGAGACGGTCGGCGAGGGCCTGCCAGGCGGCGCGGCCGGTGTCGGTGGCAGGGTTCGGCCGCTTGCCCGGCGTCTGCGTGCTGACGATCTCGTAGCGGCGGATGCCGGCCTTTTCGTCGGCAGCGGTGCGGTCGGTGAAGGCGGTGACGACGCCGAGGCATCCGACGACCGCCGTCGGCGCCACGACGATCTCGGAGGCGGCGGCGGCGAGCTGGTAGGCGGCCGAGCACGCCTGCCCTTCGACGAAGGCGCAGAGCGGCTTCTGGGCCGCCGCGCCGCGGATGGCCGCCGCGGCTTCGGCCATGCCCGTGACCTCGCCGCCGGGGCTGTCGATCTCCAGCATGATCGCCCGCACGCGGGTGTCCGTGAGGGCGACGGTGAGGTCCTGGGACAGGGTCGACAGCGCGGTGGCGCCGGACATTTCGGTGAACATGTTGGCGTAGCGGAAGATCGGGCCGCCGACCTGCAGGATGGCGACGCCGTCGCGGATTTTGGCCGCGCGGGTGCCGGGAAGATCGGCGGCGGGGCGGGCCGAGAGGGCGTCGCGCGACGGCGCGGCGTGGTCCTTCCATTGCGCCAGCGTCGCGGGGTCGATCGGCTCGCGGGCGGCGATGGCGAGAATGGTTTCAAGCGCCGCGGCTTCCATCAACCAGGGCTGGCCGGCAATGCGGCCGATCAGGCGGGCGGTCATGCGGCCTCCGGAAGTTCGGTGTCGGCGCCTTCGGGGTTGGTGGCTGGCTCGGCGGCCTGGTCTTCCGGGATGGCCGGCGCCGGCGCGGCCGGCTGATCCGGCTCCGGTTCGATGTCGAGCTGTTCCATCAGGCGTTCCTCGCCGGCGATTTCGATGGCGGTGTCCTGCCAGTCTTCGCCGGTGAGCTCGGCGGTTTCGCGGGTGCGCGAAGAGAGGCGCAGGGCGATCCGCTTCTCGGCCGCGTTGACCTCCTTCAGCGGGTCGATCTGGCCCGGGGTGGGGCCGGTCCAGCGACCGCGGCAGTAGGCGGCGCGCAGGATCGGGTCGGCGAAGAACCCGGGGGCGTCGAGCCGGCCGCGCATGATGGCGTTGGCGATGACCAGCTCGACCACCGGCTGGCACAGCTGCTCCGCAAGCCAGGCGCGGCGCATCCGGAAGAAGCCCCAGGCCTGCAACAGGGCCGCGCGGGCGGCGCTGTAGCTGGCGGTGAAGTGCTTGATCAGCAGCTCGAAGGGCAGCTCCAGGGCGACGCCGACCTGGCGGAGCATGGCCTGCACGAACGGGTCGAAGCCCGAGCTGGGCCGGTCGGGAGAGAACGACTTGATGGTCTCGCCGGGGAGGAAACCTTCGAGGACCGTACCGGGCTCGAAGGGGATGTCGGCGCGGCGCAGGCCGCCGGTGGCGGCGCCGGAGGCCTCCGCCTCGGCCTTGAGCGGGCTGGCGCCGGTGGGGCTTTCGCCGAGGATGGCGATGCAGGCGTTCAGCACCGCCGCCGTCATCTCGGCGTCGGTGTAGCGGTCGAGGTCCTTCAGCGCCGCCATGACCGGGGCGAGGTAGGGCACGCCACGGCTCTGCTCAATGCGGCGCTGGTGCATGAGCTGCAGGACACGCGGCGAGCCGTCCGGCGCCGTGGCGTCTAGGCGGCGCCAGTTGCGCGGGCCGCCGAACTTGCCGGTGCGCGACATCTCGGCGACGTGGAAGGCGATCGGGCGGCCGAAGCCGTTGGTCTCGACGCCGCCGGCGAGTGCGTCGGAGTCGGCACGGTTATCAGGGTTGCAGACGCGGTCGGCCTCGATGAGCTGCAGCGTGAAGTCGAACGGGGCGCCGGCTTCGGCCGCCACCGCCGCCACGAACGTGTCGCCGCTGGCGAGAACGGACGAGAAGGCGAGCTCCTGCATGCCGGCGAAGGAGAGGCGGCCGGCGGCATCGCAGTTCTCGCGGCGACAGAACAGCGCCCATTCCCGCTCGACGGCGCGCTCGAAGACGGCGGCCTGCACGGCGGTGAGGCCGGTGCGTTCGGTCAGCGTGTCGCGGTCGACCTGGGACGAGAATCGCAGGCCGGTGCCGACGACGTTGGTAACGACGGTGTTGACGGCGCCGCAGGCCAGCGGCGCGTTCATCAGCAGGGCGCGGCTGCGGCCCCGCATGTCGGCGAGGCCGGGCAGCACATCGGCGTCGGCGGTCTGGCCGCGGGGGGCGAAGTTGCGCAGCGCGGCACGCTCGCGCTTGGCGGCGTCGTAGCCGGAGACCGCCTGGAAGGCGAGGCGCTTGCGCATGCGGTTGAGGGCGGCCGTCGGCGCGATCGCGGCCAGCGCACGTTCGAAGCGGTTGGCGCTCACAGGCCGGCCCCGCGCGAGATGGATGGGCCGGTACGCCCGGAGGCCTCGCGGGTGGCCAGCGGCACCAGGCGTTCCTCGCGGGCGTAGAGCACCGCGAGGTCGGGATACCGGACGGTGCGGCCGTCGGCCATCCTGACTTCCTGGCCGCCCGCTTCCAGGGCGGAGATGGCCGCCCGGACGCTGGCGAGCTGGTCTGTGTAGGTTGACATGGCGGGTCCTGTCAGGAGAGGCGGCGGCCGGTTCCGGTGACGGTGCGACCGCGGGCGGCGGCGGCTTGATGGTCCTCCGCCGCCGGCGCGATGGGCGCGACCGGCGGCGGTGGTGGCGCCGGCGCGCCCTGGGACGGGGTCGCGGCGGCGGTGTTGGATGGGCCGGACGGCACGGCGGCCAGGTCGGATTGCATGAGCGCGATGAGGTCGTTGTCGGCGCCGAGGCGGCGGGCGGCGAGTGCGGTCCAGTCGGCGTCGGTGAAGGCGGCGGTGTCGTGGCGGGCGAGGGCGCGGGCGCCGACGGCGATGTCGAGCTGCTCGTTGCGGGCCCGGATTTTGATCCATTCCCGCATGGCGAAGCCGGCGCGGCTGCCGCGCTCGACGCAGGCTTCGGCGGTGAGTTGTTCGAAGAAGCCGAGGTCGAGGCGGTCGGGGAAGCGCATGGCGCCGCGTGGCCAGACGCCGTCGGTGTTGGGGCCTTGTTCGGTCAGGCGCAGGGCGGAGGCGATTTCGGCTTTCAGGTCCCAGGTGCCGGTCGGCCAGAGCTGGACCGACCCGATCTTGCGGCCGTTCCAGTCGACGTCGGCCACGCTGGGCGAGCCGATCGGCGGCATGTTCCAGCGGGCGCGGCCGTCGAGGGCCATGACGCGGGGCTGGCCGCGGTGGGCGTGGCGGCGGACGTAGCGGTAGACCGACTGCGAGAGGTAGCCGGTGTCGATACCCCAGCTCTCGGCCGTCCAGTCGCGCCCCCAGGCGTCGCGCCAGCGCTGCAGCAGCAGCTCGTCGTGTTCCTGCCAGACGGCGTCTTGCGCGGGGTCGCCGAGCAGGATCCCGCCGTCGATCCAGGTCTGGCCGAAATCGCGGTCGAAGCCGTAGACGCCCCATTCGAGGCGGTCGCCCTGCACGTCGGTGAAGGCCTGCAGGAACAGGATGCCGGGCGGGATGCGCTTGGCCGGCCAACTGGTGCGCCGTTCGTAGAGCACCTGGTGCGGCACGACGTCGTGCTTCTGTTCGAAGGCCTCGCCGCGGACCTGCTGGGTGGCGACCTTTTCCAGCAGCATGTCGCCGGCGGCGGCTTCGAGGCGGCGGGCGATCCAGGGCCAGTCGACGAACGGGCTGTACAGGGCGTTGATGCGGAAGCCGGCGTGGGTGGCCAGCAGTTCGGGCCGCTCGTGCACCCAGGCGCCGCTGGGCAGCATGTGCGGCTTGTCCTGGTGGGTCAGCAGCACCCCGCAGGCGACGCAGGCGTAGGCGGCGGTCTCTGGCGCTCCTGGCGTCCACTGGAAGCGGTCGAAGGTGAGCGGCTGGCGCTCGCCGCAGTGCGGGCACGGCACGTTGAAGAGGGCGCGGCTGCTGGCCTCGTAGCGGGCGGTGATGCGGCAGCGGCCTTTGATGCCCGGGGTGCTGATGGCGATGTTCTTGGCGCCGCGGCCGGTCCAGGCGGTGAGGCGGTCCTCGGCCATGGCGACGGGGTCGCCGCGGCCGTCGACGTCGAACGGGTATTCGCTGATCTCCTCCATGAGCAGGACGCGCTTGGTGCGCATCTGCAGGCCCTTGGAGGAGTTGGCGCCGGTGAGCTCGATGGAGCCGGCGGGGAAGGCTTTGCGGAGCGTTGTGCTGCTGGCTTCGTCGCGGCTCTTGACGTCCAGCACCCGGCCACGAACGGCCGGGCTGTTGTCGATCATCGGCTGCAGCTTCTCGCGGTTGTAGGCGCGGGCTTCGTCGATGCTGGGCAGGACGGCGAGCACGGCGGCAGGCGTTTCGTGGGCGATCTGGCCGAGGGCGTTCAGGCCGACGTTCGTTTTGCCGGTCTGGGCGGAGCCGATGAAGGTGACCATGGGAACGGCGTCGGCGAGCGAGCAGCGGTCCATCGGCTCGCGGAGGTAGGGGACGCGGTCGGTGCGCCAGGCGCCGCCGAAGGGGCTTTCTTCCGGGCCGAGGCGGCGATGGGCATCAGCCCATTCGGAGACGAGGCGCTCGGGGTCGGGGCGGATGGCGTTGGCGAAGATGCCGGCGATGAAGGCGTCGGGGTCAGTCAGGCCTGCGAGTTGCATCGTCGGCTGCCTCGATGAGGGCGACCTTGAGGGCCTGGGTGACGCGGGCGGCGATGGCGTGCTCGTCGGTCAGGCGGACGAGGTCCGGGGCGACGTCGCGGGCGACCAGGAGGAGGCGGTCGCGCAGGCGGCGGGTGCGTTCCTCGAAGGCGCGGCCGGCGGAGTCGACGTCGACGAGGCGGCGGCGGGCCTCGGCAAGCTCGAGCTCGGCCAGGGCGGCGTTGGCGTGCTCACGGCGGCGGCGGGCGGCGGCGAAGGAGGCATCGTCGTCGTCTGCTTCGGTGCGCCTGCGGGCGCCGACGGCGGCGGCCCTGACGGCGGGGGAAGCGGAGAAGAGGTCGGCGGCCTTGTCGGGGTCGTAGGTGCCGTCCGGCAGGGTGGCGACGGCCAGCTCGCCGCGCACCGCCTTCTTGCTGACCGCCTGCCGGGTGATGCCGAGATGCCTCGCCAGCGCCGCCCCGGACATGCCGGCGGGCGGGGGCATCGGAGGCCCGTCAACCGGATGTGTCGCAAGGGACGTCAACGGGTCAACTCCAACGAAATACTGAAACTACCGACGGCCCGGACGACTGCGCCC